AAGTGGAACCGTTGACAACATGGAAAAATACAAGTATATGTTAGGACAGGCACATGCCTACCAATATATTTCTCAGGAAATCTCTAACCTGCTAAACAACAAGGAGCAAAAAGATGAGCAAGGAACAGTTATCGACCTCGACAAAAGAAGTCCCAAAGCATAAAAACGCTTTAGAAGAAAAGTATAAAGAAAAAGAAAATACAGTTAAGTCTATAGAAAAAACAAAAAGAGTAGACGAAACTAATGTATCAGACATTAAAGATGAATTACCACAACCAACAGGTTGGAGAATTTTAGTTTTACCTTTTACACCAAAAGAAACAACTAAAGGTGGTATTATTATTGCGCAAGAATCTTTAGACAAAGCACGGATCGCAACAAACTGTGGTTATGTTGTAAAGATGGGACCAATGGCTTACGGAGATAAAGAAAAATTTCCAACAGGCGCTTGGTGCAAAACAGGAGATTGGGTGATTTTTGCAAGATATGCAGGATCACGATTACCAATAGAAGGCGGAGAAGTTCGTCTTCTTAACGACGATGAGGTTTTGGGTACAATTAAGGATCCAGAATCTGTATTGCATTACATCTAACATAGGAGGAAACTATGCAAGAAGAAAATAAAAATGACGTGCCTATGGTTGATATTGATAACTCTGGAGAGGATACTGAAGTTATTCTTGAGAATCCAAAATCAGAAGTTGAAGTAGAAACCAAAGAAGAAGAATCTAGCCCCGCGCCACAAGCTGAAGAGAATGTAGAAGCGAGTGACGAGAAGCCAGAAGCTACTCAGGAAGAAAAACCTGAAGAGAAGAAAGAAGAATTAGAAACGTATTCAAAAGACGTTCAAAGAAGAATATCTAAACTTACGAAGAAGTGGAGAGAAGCAGAGAGACAAAAAGATGAAGCTTTGTCTTTTGCTCAAAACCAAAAAGAACAAAAAGAAAAACTTCAAAAGAAATATTCTTCAGTTGAGCAAGCAGGTGTTAAAGACAGAGAAGAGAGAATCAAATCTGGCTTACAAGCATCAGCAGCAAAACTAGCAGCAGCAAAAGAAGCAGGAGATCTTGCGGCTGAAGTTGAAGCTAGTAAAGACATTGCAAAACTTGGATATGAAGAAGCAAGACTAAATGAAGCAAAAGCAGCATATGAAGATATGGCTAAAGCTGAACCAACACAGAGAGAAATACCTAGAGTATCTCCTCAACAAACTGCGCAAGCAGACCCTAAAGCAGAAGATTGGGGTTCTAGAAATAGATGGTTTGGTACAAATACAGCTATGACATATACTGCGTTTGATCTACATAAGAAACTAGTGGAAGAAGAAGGATTTGATCCTCAGACTGACGAATATTATAAGGAAATTGATAAAAGAATAAGACTTGAATTTCCTCAGAAATTTGATACAACTGATGGTAAGGTTCAAAATGATACGACCAAACCGACACAAATAGTAGCTTCAGCGAAGCGAAGTGTAAATAGATCTGGTCGCAAAACCGTGAGACTCACACCTTCTCAGGTTGCTATCGCTAAAAAATTAGGAGTGCCATTAGAAGATTATGCAAAACAATTAAAAATCACGAAGGAGGTATAGCATATGGAAAATGATAAAATGAAGACCCCGCGTGCGAGTCAGTCAAGGGAAAAAGATACAAGACCTAAGACTTGGACTCCACCATCTAGCTTAGATGCACCACCTGCGCCAGACGGATTCAGGCACAGATGGATACGAACTGAAGTTTTAGGATTTGACGATACTAAAAACATGTCAGGTAAAATGAGATCCGGATGGGAATTGGTGAGAGCCGATGAATATCCAGACTCAGAGTATCCACAACTGAAAGACGGAAAATACGCAGGAGTCATAGGAGTTGGAGGCCTAGTGTTGGCTAGGATACCAGAGGAGATCGCCAAATCTCGAGAAGCTTATTTTGCTAAGCAAACTAAGGATAGAGACGACGCAGTAAACAACGATCTTATGAAGGAGCAACATTCAAGTATGCCGATCAATAGTGATAGGCAGACTCGTGTAACTTTTGGTGGTACGAAGAAATAATTTCTTTGTGATATCAAGATACATATAACATTAACCCGTAAATCTGCGAATAGTAGATTTACTAAAGGAGAAAAAACATGGCAAACATAGACGCTGCTTTCGGACTGAGAGCAATCGGAAAAGTTGGTCAGAATAGAGACAACCAAGGGTTAAGTGAATATGGTATTGCAGCAAGTTCAACTGCGATTTATCAGAATGATCCCATAATGATGGCGGCAACTGGTAAAATCATAGTAGGAACAGCAGCTGCGGTATTATTAGGTTCACTTAACGGTGTTTTCTTTACTGACGCAACTACAGGTAAGCCAACATATGCAAATCACCTTAACGCTTCTAACACTGCATCAGACATTGTTGGATTTGTAAGTGATGACCCATATGAAAGGTTTGAGATCCAATCTGACGCTGCATTTGCAGTTGCAGACATTGGAAAAAACGCTGATTTAGTATACGCAGCTGGTTCAACACCAAACTTCGTATCTAAAGTGGAATTAGATCATTCTGATCTTAAAGACGCAACAGCACAACTAAGAGTGATCGGGATCTCAAAAGATCCAGAAAATAACGAAGCGGGCGCGGCAGATACCAACGTAGTAGTTATTATCAACGAACATTTCTTAAAAGGAACGGTAGGTATATAATGGCTATAAGTAGAGGACAACTAGTTAAAGAACTAGAGCCAGGTTTGAATGCACTATTCGGACTGGAATATAAAAGATACGAAAATCAGCATACGGAGATTTTTGATACAGAAAACAGTGATAGAGCTTTTGAAGAAGAAGTGATGTTATCTGGTTTCGCAAATGCTCAAGTTAAACCTGAAGGTTCAGGCGTGACTTTTGACAATGCTCAAGAAACTTTCACTGCTAGATATTCGCATGAGACAATTGCTCTTGCGTTCGCGATCACTGAAGAAGCGATCGAGGACAACTTGTATGACAGACTTGCGTCTAGATATACAAAAGCATTAGCAAGATCGATGGCAAACACTAAGCAAGTTAGAGCTGCAAATGTATTAAACAATGCATTCAACGCAAACTTCGCTGGTGGTGATGGAGTAGAATTATGTTCTGCTGTTCACCCAACGATAGCTGGAACTTTCTCAAATGAATTAGCGACATCAGCTGATCTTAACGAAACATCGTTAGAGCAGTCTTTAATTGATATCGCGGCGTTCACTGATGAGAGAGGTCTTAAAGTTGCAGCAAGAGGAGTAAAAATGATTATTCCTTCTGAGCTACAATTTACTGCTGAAAGACTGATGAAGTCTGCAGGTAGAACTGGAACAGCTGATAATGATATCAACGCAATCAATTCAATGGGGATGATTCCTCAAGGTTACGTAGTGAACAACTACTTAACTGACACTGATGCGTATTTTATCAAAACAGATGTACCTAACGGAATGAAAATGTTCGTTAGATCTCCAATTAAGACAGCTATGGAAGGTGACTTCGATACTGGTAACGTTAGATACAAAGCTAGAGAGAGATATTCTTTTGGATTCTCAGACCCTAGAGGTATCTTCGGTTCACCTGGTGCGTAATCATTAGATTAACTGAATAACTAAGGGCGGCTCTTGTAGCCGCCCTTTTTTTATGGTAGAAAGATAAAACCCAATGAAAACCTTCCTAATAAATATCCGAGCATATGGCTATCACGCTCGTTTTGAGATGAAGTCTCAAGATGAAAATAAAGCCTTTGAAAATGCACTAGTTGACAAACTAGGACAAAAAGATATAGTATGGGAAAAAGATGGATTTACAAGTAAATCTAAAATGTGGTTAACCTATGAGGAGGTTATAAATGACGAACGTTCAAGGCCTTTACACGGAGAAGAGAAGTCTAGAACTGAAGTGGTCGCAGCACTATAATCAAGAAAAAAGATACACTCTTGATATGGTTAGGATTGATGACAAAATAAGACAAGTTATCAATCATATTAAACAAGTTGAAGCTCAAGAAGCTCACTTGGTTAATAAGGTAAATGAGGCTGCACCCAACGTTTCTGTAGCTACGTAACAAAAGCTACATCGCTGAAATCGCACTTTCACTACAGAATCTCTTGCACTCTACTTAAAACTAAGCTATAAATTACACACCATACATAAAAATAAACAAAATAAATGTAGACGCGTATGGTCGACAATCCCTAGGGACTACATTTAATATATCTAGGAGGATATTAACATGGCAAACACTACATTCGACGGACCAGTAAGATCTAGAAATGGTTTTCAAACAATTGGACCAGGATCTTTCGTAAATTTAACAGCTGACACACTTTTAAGTGTAGCAGCTCACGCAGGCAGAATACTGCTTTGTAATAATGCAACTGCTGATTTTGTTTTACCACCTATCATCAGTACAGGCGGAAGCAATAACTCAGGACCAGGAAGAGATCCCAATAACCCGAATACTATCGGAACTAGTTTTAAATTTTTTGTTGAAACAGCTGCGACTAGTATGGATATTCAAACTGATGGTACTGATAAATTTGTTGGTGCAGTTATGATTGGTATAAGTAATGGTGCACCAAAAGCTTTTGCACCAGCAGCATCTAATGATGTTATTACTATGAATGGTACTACAAAAGGTGGAATTGTTGGTAGTATAATAACTATTACAGCTATCGACGCTCTTAAGTACATGGTTTCCGATTGTTTATTAATTGGATCAGGTACTTTAGTAACACCATACGCAGATTAGAACAATTAGTGTGGGGTTTCGGCCCCATACTTAAAATAAATTAGGAGAAAAAATATGTCAGGCGGCGGATCATTTTCAAGCGACCAAACAACCCTTAATAAAACTACTGGTACAGCTTCTGCATTAAGAGTAGGTAGAACTAGAGTTACTTCTATTCAAGGTAGAGGAGAAGCAGGTTCTGTTTTATCTTTATTTGATGCGGCTACAGCAGGTGCTGCGGGTGCAGGTAATTTAAAAGCTATTTATAGATATGACACTGAAGGATTGGAAGTTTATGTTCCAGGTTCAGGTATCTTATTTAAAGATGGCCTTATTGCTACACTAACTCAAAGTGGTGGAACAGATGGAAGCGTTACTGTAACTATTACAGGAGCATAAAGTGGCTAACACTACTTCAGAAACTACTGTATTCGACAAAACTTTTGCTATTGATGAAATAATAGAAGAATCTTACGAGCGATTAGGAATGCAAGGCGTATCTGGTAATCAGTTACGTATGGCAAGACGTTCTTTAAACATCATGTTTCAAGAATGGGGTAATAGAGGACTTCACTATTGGGAAGTAGCAAACAATTCAATTACATTAGTTGACGGTAAAGCAGAATACACAATGTTTAGATCAACAGGTGACGGTACTTCTGACACAACAGCTGTATATGGTGTTGATGATGTATTAGAAGCTTCTTACAGAAATGCTTCAAGTGTTGACTCACCTCTTACAAAAATAAATAGATCTACATATCAAGGTCTTGCAAATAAAACTTCTGAAGGAACACCTACACAATATTTTGTTCAAAGATTTATTGATAAAGTTACAATTACTTTATATTTAACACCAGGAAGTTCTCAAGCGGGTCATTTTATTAATTTTTATTTTGTAAAAAGAATTCAAGACGTAGGAGACTATACAAACGCTACTGATGTACCTTACAGATTTGTACCTTGTATGGCATCAGGATTATCTTTTTATTTATCACAAAAATTTAAACCTGAACTAACACAACAAATGAAATTATTATATGAAGATGAATTAGCTAGAGCATTAGCTGAAGATGGATCTTCTTCTAGTTCATTTATAACACCTAAAACTTATTATCCAGGTACATAATGACAAGCTTTTCAAAAGGTAAATATGCCAAGTTTATATCAGATAGATCAGGCATGGCTTTTCCATATAAAGAAATGGTTGTTGAATGGAATGGTGCAAGAGTTCATACTTCAGAATACGAACCTAAACAACCTCAACTACAACCAAAACCTGTAGGAGCTGATCCTCAAGGTTTACCACAAGCAAGACCTGCAAGAACAGAGTTTCCAACAACTGATTTTTTACCTAATAACCCATTTACAACAGCTTCAAATACAACATTAAAAATTAATTTTCCTAATGGTGATCTTTCTGTGAATGATTTTGTAAGATTTAAAAATGTAAAAACCCCAGTGGGTGGTTTAGCTATAACAACTTTACAACTTTCTACTACATTAAATGGAAATATAAATGATTCAGTAACTTCTATTAATTTAGTTAATGCCTCACAGTTTCCAACAAGTGGTTTTATTATGATTGAAAAAGTAGATTCTACATCTGGATTATTTGCAAATGAAGTTATTAAATATACAGGTAAATCTACAAATCAATTAACAGGATGTACTACGTCTAGCGCACCTTTTAGAGGAGCCACTCCAACAAAAACAACAGCCACTAGCCACTCGAATGGAGCTAAAGTTTTTGGAGCATTTAAAGTAGTTTCTTTAAATCAAACATCAGTTCCATATACAGGGCAACCAGCTACTCTTACTCAATTTGATGGTATAAATATTACACTAACGAATGCAGCTTCTACTAGTGAATCAGGGGGTGGTTTGCAGTGTACAATTGGACCAATAAATGATAGAGCTTAATTATGGCAGGATTTACATACGCAACATTAACAACAGCAATTCAAAATTATACAGAAGTAGATACTAATGTATTAACAGCTACTATTACAGATCAATTTATTGATAACGCTGAAATGAGAATATTGAGAGATATACCTCTTGATGCATATAAAAAACAATCAATTGGTAATTTAGTTACAGGACAAAATACTATTAACGTACCTGCTAAAACTTTATTTGTAAAAGGTGTACAAGTTTACACTTCAACAACTGCTGCTACAGGAGCAAATACTTGGTTAGAAAAAAAGGATGAATCTTTTTTACAAGAATATGTACCTTCTACAGAATCAGCTAAAAGAGGAACACCTAAATACTATGCTATGTTTGGTGGAGCAACAGGTATAACAGACACAACTTCTGGAACACTACTTTTGTCCCCAACTCCAGACAATACATATGAGTTTAAAATTCATTATGAAGCTATTCCAACAGGATTATCTGGATCAAATACTACAACTTATGTAAGTCAATACTTTGGAAATGGGTTATTATATGCCTGTTTATGTGAAGCTTATGGATACTTAAAAGGCCCTTTAGATATGTTGACACTTTATGAAAATAAGTATAAACAAGAACTAGACAAGTTTGGTATGGAACAACTTGGCAGACGTAAACGAGATGATTATACGGATGGCACAGTTAGAATAACTATACCTTCAACGTCACCTTAAAAATAGGAGTTAAATTATGGCAATATCATCAGCAATATGTTCTAGTTTCAAACAAGAACTTTTACAAGGTAAACACGATTTTGATGCTAATGGATCAGGCGGAGATACTTTTAAAATAGCATTATTTACAAGTTCAGCATCTTTAGGTGCAGCGACAACTGACTATTCAACTTCAAACGAAATTTCAAACACAGCAGGATCTGCATACACTGCAGGTGGTAAAGCTATGACAAATACTGGAGTTGGTTTAACTTCAACAACTGCATTCACAGATTTTTCTGATGTTTCTTTTACATCAGCAACTTTCACAGCTAACGGTGCAATGATTTACAACACACAAACAAACGGTGGTTCAAACACTACTGATGCTGTTTGTATAATTGCTTTTGGCTCTGATAAAACTGCAACTAACGGAACTTTTCAAATTCAATTTCCTGCAAACGATTCCTCAAACGCAATTATAAGATTAGCATAGGAGGAACTCCTTATGTCTATAGCTCAAACGTTCACAGTAACGGTCCAGAGCACTGGTTCAGGTAATAAATATTTAATTAACGGTGTTCAACAAGACACCATAATGATTGGCGCTGGTCTAACTTATAAGTTAGATCAATCAGATAGTTCTAATAATAATCACCCTTTAAGATTTTCAACAACAAGTAATGGCACATGGGCTGGTGGTTCTCAATATACTACAGGTGTTACTACAAATGGAGTTCCTGGACAAGCAGGAGCATACACACAAATTGAAGTAGAAGCAGGAGCACCTTCAACCTTATATTATTATTGTACAAATCATTCAGGAATGGGTGGACAAGCTAATACCGATGGATGGGGACGTTCTTATTGGAGTCAAGCTGACTGGGGTGATACTAATATTGTTGAAACTGGGTGGGGACGTAATACTTGGGGTAATCAAAGTTGGGGTGATACATCTATTGTTTCAGTAACAGGATTTTCTATTACATCAAGTTTAGGGTCTCTTTCAATTGATGGTAATACAGTAATAAACCCGACTGGTCTTTCTTTTACTTCTACATTAGGAACTGCATCAAGTAGTGTAGATGTAACCGTTGAACCAAATGGTTTTGAAATTAATGATATAAGAGGAACAGCTACTGTAGATGTTTCTGTTGCACCTGCGTTTACAGGTAATTCTATTACATCAGCTATTGGTGTTATAGATCCAGCAGATCAATTTGTTGGATTAACAAGTCAATCTATTACATCACAACAAGGTACAGCGGTATCAACAAACGAAGATGTTTCTGTAACTGGAAATTCTATTACATCTACATTAGGGACAGCTATTTCTTTTGTTGGAACATTAGTTGTAACAACAGGATTTGAGATAACTTCATCACAAGGATCTGTAGTAGTTCCAAATGATGCTGTTGCTCCAACAGGTTTTCAAGTTAATAGTTCCTTAGGAATACTAACAAACACTGGCTCAGTAGCTATTGTACCAACAGGTTTATCTTTTAATGCTTCTGTTGGCTCAATAGATCCTATAGATCAAACTGTTGGATTAACTGGTGTATCTTTTAATGCTTCTGTTGGCTCAATAGATCCTAAAGATCAAGTTGTTGGATTAACTGGTTTATCAATAACTTCTACATTAGAAGCGCCATTTATTATTCATTATCAAGATGTTGACACAGGCAGTAATACAAATTATAGTGGTGTTTCAACAGGCTCAAATACTAGTTATTCGAGTGTTGCAACTGGATCAAATACAAGTTATAACGACGTAGAGGCAGCATAGAAAAATTATGGCATCAACATATACAAATCTTGGCGTAGAGCTAATGGCAACCGGCGAAAATGCCGGTACTTGGGGAACAAAAACAAACGCTAACTTAAACCTTGCAGAACAATTGCTTGGTGGATTCAAAATTCAAACTTTAAATGCTGCTGGCACAGGAGCTAACACTACTGCACTGGCTATAGCAGATGGTGCTTTAACAGGGGCAGCTCAAAATAGAGTTATTATTCTTGGTGCAGTTTCACCACAAGCTATTGCAGGAAACAAAATTGTAACGTTTCCTCTTCTTACAGAAACTTTTTATTTTATAAAAAACAGCACATCAGGTGCATACACAGTACAATTAAAAGCAGCTTCAGGTTCAGGGGCAACAGTTACTTTTTCAGCTACGGATAAAGGTTACAAAGTTGTTTACCTCGATGGTGTTGCAACTAACACAGGTGTTATTGAAGTTCCACTAGGATCAGATGGTGATGTAACTCTTACAGGCACACAAACTTTAACAAACAAAACTTTAACCTTACCAAAAGTTAATAATACTACAGCTATAACTACAACAGGCACTGAATTAAATTATTCTGATCTTGCAACACTTGGAACAAGTGCTGCTTCAAAAGTATTAACAGCTGATTCTTATAATTTAACAAAAATATCTGGCGCTGTATTAAATATAGAAGACACTTTAACAGACGCATCAAGTATCGTATGGAATGTAATAAATAGTCCAGTTGCAAAAGTAACTCTA